AATAAACACAAAAGAAGAAGAAAAACTAAAAGTGATAAAAGATATTCAGGATGAATTTTCAAGAGGTGAAGGAGTTATTTTTAGTATATTTTCAAATAAGTTTCCATGTTACTTTTGTAAAAAATAGTAAATACATAAATGAGTTTAACATTAGTAACAAATCCGGTAGGTAGTGCAGCAAGTAAATTCTTTGCAGGGTTTCAGAAATGCGAGTTTGTGTTTAAGCGTGAGGACTTGGCGGTTACTTCTGTTGATAGTGGAGTCGATGCAAAAGCTAGAATAAATCATACAGGAGACTTGACCTCTGTTTTGTCGGCTGGTGGTTACGTATATCTATACTCAGAGGCGGCGGATTATACTTATAACGGTTCATTTGAGATTATTACGATTGTAGCCGGACAAATAACTGTTGATACTCCTTATATTCAATCAGGGACAGGGGGTTATATAAACTACCTGAAAAATTATTATGTAGAATTACAATGTGTTAATAAAACTTTATCAGATGTAAATTTATTACCGTTCAGTTTGCAAAGCGATGGCGATTCAGCCGGAAATATTACAATTGATGTATCGATAATTAACGAACTAAACAAGCAGAGAGGCGCAATATCTCAGAGTGAATTGTCTGATAGTTTAACTGAATTTGAGATAAAATACAGACAGGTTTATTCAGGCAGTTCAGAAAGTTTTACACTTGTGGATGATAAGCTCGTTATAATGCTTTACACAATCGATGAACCTGAACAGGACGCCATTTTAAACCAATTCGATTTACCTAAGATTTATCTAGGTTATCAGGCCGCAATTGTAGCCGCAATTTTAGAACGTCCGGCGAGTTCAACATGTGAAATGCTTTATAATGAACTAGGAATTAATAAAAATTTATTAGTTTCTGGAACACTTGGAAATCAGGACGCGGATAAAAACGCTTTACTTATGTTTGAATGGCCTAAGGACTCAACCGTTAATGATCAGACTTATTATATTGAGTTTTATTTTATTATTAATGGTGTATTTGATTTTGCAACGCCTGATTTCGCTTATCCTGATTTTGTAACACAGTAAAATATATAATTATGTCAGATAGGAAAACAGCAAAAAGCAATATTGACACCCTCAACGTACCGAGCGTTACGAACGCCGTTCTAGGTGAAATACTAAAAGATGAGATATGTGACAATGTAGTTTTTAAAGAAGAGGTTTCGGAAACTCAACGGAGTGAAGTTCCGTTGATAACTTTAGATTTCACAACTAAAGACAGAATAGAGTTAACCCGTTTAGGGGGCTCTTTATCAATCACAGTTTCAAATATTGGAGATGGTCAAGAAGTTTCTTTGCTTATATTTAAGACAAGCGGACAAACAGTTTCTTTTGTTGGTGTTACTGATATGACACCAGTTTTAGCAGACGTAACCGCATTGGATAGGGTTTTGTATTTTATAAAACGGGTAGGTTCATATTATTATGCAAAAGCGTGGGTTTCTATTGGGGCTGCAACAACAACAAGAACAGGAGTTTTAAGGGTTGGAACACAAGGTCAGCATAACGCACTTTCCAGCACAAGTGTTGTTTGTGTGCCAGGGTATCTGCCTTTAATGTCAACAGCTCAAAAAGGATTGTGTGAGGCGGCAGACACAGCGCAGATAGACGCTGGGCAAGATTTAGAGACAACTTCAAATGATCCGTTAGTTGTTGTTCCTTCTCAGTTGATAAGGAAATTAACAGAAGTTTATAATTATATTCAAGATAATCCATCTTGGCAGAACGCAGCATTGGTTAGTGGATGGACAGCTGGATCATTACAGTATAAAGTATTATTTGGAAATATTGTTTTTTTGAAAGCCGTTGGCTTAAAGAGGTCTTCTAATATAACAGGAACAAGTAGAGTTCAGATATCTTTGCTAACATCAGGAATAAGACCTACATCTGGATATTTTACATTTTTATGTTCTGGTGAATATAGCGACGCTTCACGTCCTAGTATTCATAATTTGCAAGTAAGTTCAAGTTTAGGTCTTGAAATATCAGCGGAACCTGATGATTTTAACACGGCTGAAGGATTAGATTTTATGATTTCTTATATAAGATAATATGTCTAAAATATTTGAACTAATAAGACCAAAAAGCGTAATTGATTCGTTATATGAAGATTACGAATATCTAATTAGATGGATTGGTAGGGATGGTTCCGATTATCTGTATATGTTCTATGATGCTGAATTGCAGAAACGAATTGATAATGAAACCGTAAATCAGGAGGATAGCGATAATATACAGAGTCTTGTTGATAGAGTTGGTCAAAGCGTTACATTGACAGCTAATGACTTATCAAAATCTGACCTTGTTATTATTAGTCAAATACTTGAAAACACCTATGTTTCTAGATTAAAAAAAGACGGTACTTTTGAAAGGTACGCCCCTGATTCAAATAGGTTTAGTTATCGCTTATTAGATGGTAGATATAATTTAGAATTTACATTAATAATGCCTGATATAAAATCATGGAGGTAAAAGTAAACGGTGAGATAATTGAGCTTGGCAACAGCTATCCGGCTATTACCCGTAAAGCTTTTGATATAAACAACCCTTCAAATAGGTTTGCTGATATAACCAACCGTTTTGATTTACCAGACACTCAGGATAACAGGGAGAAATTTGAGCATCCTTACTCTGTTGGAAGTAATAACAGGGCTTTAGATAAGAGTTACGATGTTGTTATATCTGATATTTTTGAGTTATTCAGAGGCAAAGGTTTTTTAAGCTCAGTAAAAAAGGGATCATTATCTTTGCAATGTGTTGATAATTCAAAGGACTTATTCAATGCTCTTAACGCGAAATTAAACACTGTTCTTTGGGATGATTATGATACGATATTAACACAAGCGGCTATTGATGCACAGGATACTTACGATGTTGATAATTGTTGGATTTGGGGTAAAATGTGCTGTCATAGACAAGCAATTCAGGTAAATACAGATCAAACAACCGGAGATTCACGGACAAAATACAGTCGCCCACAATTTAATTTAAACTCATTATTAAAAAGAGCAATTGAAGCGAAAGGCTATACATTTACTGAACCAGATGAACATTTAGCTATATCAAGTAATCACAAACAGTTTTTCTTCTCAGATTATCAAAAGAGTTTTTCTAATGTAACTTATAATCCTGTAGGTAGTTTGCAGATTACCGGATGGTCAACTTACGATTTTAAAGAGGCGAGCGTAACAGCTACCTCAACGACAGTAAAAGGATTATCAAAGCATAATTACAGGGTAAGGGGTTATTTCACAGCGGATGAGGGTATTTCACTTAGGATTCATTCTGTTGACCAAGGAGGCACAAAGCATATTTACAACACAATTGCTTTACCTGAATCTGGATTCCTTGATTATGTTACAAGTGAGGTTTATAATGGTCCAACAGGAATGACTACTGATTTTTATTTAATCGGTACTGGATCAGTAACTTTTGAAGATGTTTTAATATATAAAATAGTTGATGAAAAGAATGAGGATTTAAGTACAAACCATTTTTTAGACCATTACATAAAAGCTTATGATAACTTACCAGACGATTTGACTTATAACGACCTTTGGAAACTTGTTTGTATTTTATTCAATAAATACCCGATTGTTGACACTTATAATAAGGTTTTTTCGTTCGGTACATTTGCGAACTTGAATAAACTTAACTCTGTTGATTGGTCAAGTAAGTTTATCATAGGAAGTGAAGATATAAGCAATAATTATTCAGGGTTAGCTCAAAAAAATAAATTAACTTGGGATAATGATATTACGGTATTGTATAATCATGGTGATGAATATTTCTTAACTGATAATGAATCTTTACCAGCTGAACTAGATTATATAAAAATCCCTTTTTCATCTTCTATTGATGTTCAGGTAAATTCAAATACTATTGCTCAGGTAGAAATTTACGATGACACTACAAGAATACCCGACAGAGATTTAAACAAAAGGGTTTTCTATATTAATGGCGATAGGCTTGAATTTGATGAATTGCATTGGCTAGAGCTTAAAGAGTACTATTATAATGATTTTTTCAATTCTCTGTATCGTGTAAGAATGATAACCGCCGATTTTAATTTATCAAAATTAGATGTTTTTAATTGGGAGAAAAATAAATTAGTTTATATTGATTATTTTAAAACTACATTTTTTGTTTTAGAAATAAGTAATTTTATACCTGGAAGAAAAACTAAATGTAAATTATTGGCATATGGCCGGACTTAGTGATGACATATCAAATCTAATCGAAAAGAAAGTAATAGCTTTTAAAGAAGATTTTTTAAGGTTATTGACTGGTGAGCGTGGTTTAACAATGGACAGTAGAGCTGTAGACAGTTTAACGGTTATTGTTAATGAGAATGAAAAATTTGTATCGCTTGAAGCAGTAAATTATATTTATTATGTAATTCACGGTAGGAGACCTGGGAAATTTCCCCCACCTAACGAAAATGGTGAATGGCCTCTTCCTTATCCGGCGGCAAAACAAATAGCTGAGTTTGGGAATATTGAAAAATACAGACCTATTGCGAATATGTTCGATAAGATGTATAATGAATTAATTAGAGAAATAGAAAAAGAAAGTCAGGAAGTATCAACAGTATATGCAACGAAAGTTTTATCATTCAAAAATAAGCAGATATGGCAGAGACAGTAATTAAAATAGAATACGATACAGACGAAGCGCAAAAAAACGTTGATGATCTTGCGTTAAAAATAGATGGCCTTACAGAATCAAATAAGGTTTATCAAAAAGCTGTTAAGGATGCTAGAGCAGATTTAAAGAAAACTGATGACCAGTTAGCGCAAGAGGGTAAAACAAGAGAGAATCTTATTAATACTATTCAGAAAGGAACTATAAAACTTTCACGTAATAAAGATGAGATCGCAGCAGCAAGAAAACAACGCTCTCAATCTATCCGTGAGATTAAAGGAGAGCAAACAGCTTTTGAGAAATTAACATCAGCAATAGAAGATAGTAACGCAGAAACAAAAAAACAAAGCACTATTCTAGCCGACATGAAAGGGTCATTAAATAATTTTGGCGATTCTTTAACAAAAATACCTGGTCCAATTGGTGGGATTGTTTCAGGTTTAGGCGCAATGACAAAAGCCTCGTTATCATTTATTGCAACTCCTTTAGGTGCTATTCTTGCTGTTATAGTTGGTGCGGTTACCGCTTTAGTTGGGGTATTCAAACGTTCTGAGGATAGAATGAATAAAGTCAGGGTTTTAACTGGGAAGATTTCAGGAATATTCAAAGGTCTTCAAAAGATATTAGAGCCTTTGGTTGACTTTTTAATTGACGGTGTTGTTAAGGCTTTCGATGCAGTTGGAAAGGCAATAGATACAACTATAACATATTTAGAGAAATTATTACGATTTGCAGGCTGGGATTCAGCAGCAAATAAATTAAAAGTTTATACTGAACAGGTAGCAGAGACAGCTAAACAAGCCGGTATATTAGCGGAGAAAGAAGCGGAACTACAGAAAGCGCAAAGAAACACTAGATTAATTCAATTACAATATCAAAAAGATGCTGAGAAATTAAGGCAGATAAGGGATGATGAAAGCAAAAGCATTGACGATAGAATAAAAGCAAATAAAGAACTAGGTGCAGTTTTACAAAAGCAGTTAAAAGAAGAGCTTGCGATTGCTCAACTTGCTTTAGAGGTTGCAAATAAACGCATCGAGGTTGATGGAGAAACAACAGAAACCCTTGATGCAAGGGCTGAAGTTTTAACAGAGATAGCGGATATACAAGAAAGGATAACAGGACAAGAATCTGAGCAGCTTGTAAATGTAAATTCTTTACTAAAAGAAAAAGCTGATTTAGAAAAAGCAGAAATTGAGCGTAAAGAAAAGCTTGCAAAAGCCGAACAAGATAAACTAGATAAAGAGTCGGAGGCATTAAAAAAAACAAACGAAGAAGCTGAAATTTTAGCGAAACAAAAAGAAGAACAAGAAGCATTAAGGAGAGGTAAAGCGATTGAAAAACTAGCAGAATTAAAACAAAAAGAGCTTGAGCTAGAAGCGAAAAGTTTTGAAGATAAGCGAAATTTACAGATTAAAGCCTCAGAGGATGAGTTATTAAACATTAAAGGACAAAAAGATATTCTTAATGAAGAAATTGAACTAGCTGAATTTGAGCACAAACAGAGATTACAAGATATTGAGGCTGAATATCAAGATAATATTTCAAATCAAAGACAATTAGCATTAGACCAAGCAAAGGCAAATTTTCAGGAGATAATAAATGCTACAGCTGGAATGGCTGGAGAGCGTGTTAGTATAATGACGGATGCTTTCGGGAAATTAGCAACTATTAATTTTAAAGAAGTAACATCCGCAAAAGAAGGTTTTATGCAAATAGGACAAGCGGCACAAGGATTGACTAATTTAATAATTGCAGGAAATCAAAAGCAGCTGGATGATTTACAAGCTAAGAAAGATGCAGAATTAGAAGCAGCAGGAGAAAATACACAAGCAAAAGAGAGGATTGAAAGGAAGTTTGCTAAAAAATTAGCTGCATTAAAAAAACAACAGTTCATTGAAGATAAAGTAAAATCTATAATTGATGCAACAATTTCAACCGCTTTAGGTGTTACTAAAGCTTTAGGAGCTGCACCTCCACCGCTTAATTTTGTGTTAGCTGGATTAGTAGGAGCCGCAGGAGCTGTTAATATTGGTTTGATAGCAAGACAAAAAGAGCCTAATTTTACAAGCGGCAATACTTTTGAACAAGGCGGTGTTATTGCGTCTGGTAAAAGTCATGCACAAGGCGGTATTAATGTATGGGGTGATAACGGGCAATACTTTGGAAACGTGCAAGGTAACGAGGCTATGTTCGTTATGAAAAAGGATGCAACCGCAGAGATAGCAGCAATGAGTAGAATTAACGAGAGCCACGGAGGACGTTCTTATTTTGATCGTCCAGTTACTTATGCAGAAGATGGCGGTCAGTTATCAGGTAATAATATTGCAAAAGTTGTTAATGAAGAAATACAAAGAACACCTATATTTGTAAAAGTTGGCGATATCGAAACAGGATTAACCGACATGAATAATGTTAAAAATGCAGGGGTTTTATAATGAAAGGACGTGAAAAGTATATAAAAAAAAGATCAGATTTTTGTAAACTTGCAATGACTGATAAAAAAAAGGCAGCAACACAACTTCGAAGTATGGCAAGTGGGTTAGAGAATTGCCGGAATACATCCGATATAATTAACGCTTTATGTACTATTTTTGCGGTTTCCGAAAGAACGGTATTTAATGATTTGGTTAAATGAGAAAAGATTTGTAAATTTGACTGACTTTATACTTAAGATATTTGTGATTTTCTTTTAAAAGCTCAGGTGAAAATACTGAGTTTTTTTTGTTTATAACTGCAACCGTTACACAAGCCTGTCAATTTACTTTGACGGGCTTTTTTTATTTTGTACCATTGCTTTACATATTATAAAAGCTATGGTTAAATTCCAATTATTTGAAGATGTTGTTAACGATGCCACACGGGCGGAATATGAGAAGCAAGGGAAAAAATGTATCTCATTAGACAGCTTCAAAAACTTTCTTAATGATAACAAAGGTCAAGATTTACAGTTTGACATATCAACCCTTGGGGGCGATCTCGCAACAGCAATCACTATTCACGATTTAATAAAAGCATATCCGAAAAAAACAGTTGCTAATATAATAGGGTTGACCGCTTCGGCTGGTACTGTTATAGCCGAAGCCTGTGATAGTGTTGTAATGTCTGAGAATGCTTTATTCTTAATTCATAATGGATGGAAAAATGTCACTGGTAATATTTACGATTTCCAAAAAGCGGTTGAAGATATGAGTAAGACCGATGCTATTATGGTAAAAATGTATCGAGAAAAAACAGGATTGCCGGACGCTAAGATCATTGATATTATGAAAGCTTCAGATTGGTTAACCGCTTACGAGGCATTGGAATATAAATTTGTCGATAAAGTAGAAGAAACTCAAAATAAAATTGCTGCAAGCGCACTAATAGAAGGGGCGCAAGGCAAGGTAAATAATCAATTATTAAATAAATTACAAGAAAAAATGAATTTATTCGGAAAAAAAGAGGAAAGAAAACCAGCTTTCCCTTTAGCACTTAAAGACGGTAATTTCTTGGCGATGAATGCCGAGGAGGCCGCTAAAGGTGTTGAGGTTACGCCCCTCGGAGTTTTTGCGCTAGAGGATGGCGATTATCAATTGACTGATGGTCGAATGATAAGAGTTATTAAAAATGCTGATGGTAGTTATCAGATCGAAGATGTTATGGAAGAGCAACCAGCGGCTCAATTATCAGCAGAGCAAATGATTGAAACAGTTGCACAAATGCTAACCGCTTCTGAGGCTAAAATCGAATCGTTGATTGAGGTAAAATTAAAGCCTTTATCTGCGATGGTATCTACTCACAAGCCTGAAAAGATACAGCCAGTTGTTAACGCTTCGGCAAATGTTAATGCTTTTATTAGCGATGATCTTACAGAGAGAATTGAAGCAAAAAGAGCTGAGCAAAAAGCGGCTGCAAAAGCTAAAAGAGGAGGGAATTAATCATGCCACTAACATTATCTAATTCAAATTACGGCGGAGAGGTTGCGGATAAAATTTTCCTTAACCTTGGTTTAGGCAATGAGATTGCCGAAAAAGTCATAGCCGAAATGGTAACTGATGTTGCCGGAGATTACAGTATGCCAAATATGGAGGGAACTGAAAAACCTTTTGGCGTGTATACAGAGGAAGTGCCCACTACTGATACAGAAACCATAACATACGGAGAGCGAAAGTTATCAATGGCTAAGTCAACTATTTGGCTTACTTTTAACCCAGATAATTTTCATGGAACAATTTGGAAGAAATGGCAATCTGTAGGTGATTTCACAAATCTACAAATGAACACTCAATTTGTAAGTGCGCTACTTGAAGTACTTATGCAAAAAGCCGGAAATCATTATTCTGCCTTGTGCTTCCAAGCTGATACTAGTTTGGCTCCTGGAACAAGAATGCATTATTTTGACGGTTGGGTAACTCGTGCTATTGCTGATGCAAATGTAATCAAGCCTGATCCGCTTGGCGATATCAATAGTAATAACTTTGCTTCGATTCTTGCAGCATTTTGGCAAGCTATACCTAACCATCTTTTATTTGATGATGATTTCACAGCTAAGGTTAGTTTAGCAGATTGGAAAATTATGCAGATCGCCAATACTGAGTTAACTAAAAACTTTGCCGGAATATTGGGAGCTGATTTAAAAGATGCTAAATATTTGACGCAAAAAATGATTCCTTTTGAAGGAATGAAGCAGAATTATATTTTAGGAGCTAAGTCTGACAACCTACATGCAGGTTTCTGGATGCCTCTTGAAAGTGAGAGTATGATCATCGACAAACTTGCTCCTCATTCTAAAAAATGGGGTATGCGACTTGATGTAAAAATCGATGCTAATTACGCGCTTCCAAAAGAAGTTGTGTTATATGAACCCGCTTAATCGAAAGGAGTAAAAAATGAAAAGATTATTATCATTAATAGTTCTTATTGCATTTGCGTTAACAGTTAGCGCACAGCAATATAAGTACACTTTTGCAACTGATACTGTTCAAGGTGATACAACCTATTACCCATCGAGTAATTCAGCACCGGAAGTATTACGACCTTCATACGGTTTAAAATCAAGTATTACAACTGGTGTTGTATCGTTTACTTTCACCCATACTGATATTGCGGATTCATTAGCATTTGCAGGGATTGAAGGTAGTAATGATGCAAGTAATTGGACTTCATTGTCTACATTAGCAGCAACAAGTACAGACGGCACGAGTACTATTAATACAAGTACACCTTTGCTTTGGCTGTATTATAGAGTAAGGCTTTCTTGTGCTTCAGGTGATACGGTTAAAATAACCAGTCCTACGTTAATTTATAAGGAGGATTAGATTATGGCTTGCAAAATTGATAGAGGTAGCGCGTTTGATTGCGCTACTTTAACACAAGGGGGAGTTAAGGATTATTTCTATTTGATCAATAAGGAGGATTTTGACGCAAATCAATTACTTACTATTGACGCAACATCAAAGGAGATAACCGCGTTAACCCTTGCTTCAGGAACACAGGGGTATAAGTTCATGGCTCCGAAAGGGTCATTACATATATTACCTACTGGTATTCAGAGAAAGACAAATTCTTTAGGAGGGTTCGATCATTCTCTAGATGTTAGAATTACTGACACTTCACAACTTTCTATTGAGAATTTGGAGAAATTACAATTTCAGAAAGTTGTTGCTATTGTTCCGTTATTAAACGGTAAGTTTAAATTATACGGTCGCAATGTAGGGTTAAGAATGGATGTGTTTGAAATTATGGATGCTGACCCAGACACAGCCGGAACAGCTCATTTAGTTTTGGCAGCACCGGACGATCCACCAGAAGTGCACAATCCTATTATTATTAGCTCAGATTTTGACATTACAACCCTAGATACACCAGCGGCGTAATGAGTTTTAAAATTGAAAATCAGATAATAACTGTAAAAGGTAAAGCTGTTGAGTTTGACAGCTTGCCTTTACATATTCAAGAATCATTAATAAATAGTTCAAAAAATGGAAACAAAAACACAAAACCAAAATCCAATACAAACAGAAAAAAAACAAGCTCAAAAAATACAGAAAGTAAATAAACCGGATTACGACGAATATTGTCGCTTGAAGTTTATGAAGATTGATGGGGCTATATTAAATGATCAAAAAGAAAAAGAATTTCAGCAACTTGAAAAATCAATTCTTGCCTGTGATGGGAAAAAACCAAAAATCAGTACAACTAGGTCATTTGGTATGAGTGAAATTAAACTTGTTAAAGATGTTCCTGTTCCTGAAGAGGTTTATGAGTTTGTGAAAAACAACGCTAAAGACGTTAAAAAATACTTTTAATGAGAACCGACATATCAACTATAAAACAGTATGAAGATAATTTAATTGACAGTGATTTAAAAGTTGCTGTCAATTCTATTCAGAGAACATTGTTTGTTGAGAGAATGTGTGTTAACACTTCATTCCCTGTCAACTTAATAATTCCTTATGATAATGATAATCTTTATCCGAACAAGGTAAAATCAATATCCCAAAGGTCAGGAACGACAATGAGCGCAATCGGTGTATTATCTTCATTTATATCCGGCGATGGATTCCCTCAGATGAAAACAATTGTAAATTCAGAAGGCCAAACGCTTTGGGATATATGCCGCTTTATAGCTGATAGTAAAAGTATGTTCAAAGGGTTTGCGCTTCATTTTAACTATAATATTTTCGGTCAGATAACCGAGATAAACCAGATTAATTTTGAGACAATAAGACTGTATAAAGATTTGTACAGATATGTATATAATCCTGACTGGTCAAATAGTTATCATTACAAAAACAAAGAAACAATTTACAACCCTTTCTTTCCTGAGAATGTTGTTAATGAAATAAAAGAATGCGGTGGAATTGATAAGTATAAAGGACAAATTTACTACTGGATTCCAAACCAGAAGGATTATTACACGACATGTAATTTTGATAGTGTTCTGGACGATGCACAATTTGAAGCTGAGGCAAAGTTATATTCTTTAAGTTCTATCCAAAATGATTATGCTTTAAGCGGAATTATTTCTTATCCTAAGAATATTGAAACGAATGACGGAAAAGAAAGTGTAAAAAAAGAATTAAAAGGAGATACCGGATCAGGGAACGCCGGAGGCGTTAGGGTTATACCCACGCCTTTTACAGATGAGTTTAAAGATTGGAAATGGTTTACACCTATATCCAGAAATAATATTGACAGCCTACACACTAATCAAATTGAAAGGGCTAAGTTTAATATTTACGCAGCTTTTAGAATACCGCCAATTCTGGCTGGAGTTTCAAAAGACGGTATGTTTAATGAATCTTCTTTTGCGGATGCTTTTAATTACTACAATGCTTCGACAGAGACAGAAAGAAAAGAAGTTGAAAGTGAACTAAATAAAATTATTTCGAAAAGCATTTGGGCCGGTATCGGAGAAATACAAATACAGGCTAAAAATTACGTTACAAGGGAAAGTAAAAATTCTCAGCCTGTAGCAAGTGAAGAGCCACAAGCACAAACAAACAGCACCTTAACAAACTTAACAGGCCGTCAATTACAGGGTGTTTTTAGAATAACAAGAAAGTATAAAAAAGGCGAGCTTACAAAAGATCAAGCCGGAATAATGCTAAAAGATGGCTTCGGGTTTAATGATGAGCAAATAGAATCTTGGTTGATTAACGATGATGAGGAGGTTGTATAATGGCTGAAACTCAATTAATAACAATAGCTGATCTTTCAATATACAGAAAGATTGATCCTAAGTTCGATCAAACTAGATTTAACTCTTTTGTTAACTCAGTTCAAAGGAATAATCTCCGTGACTTATTCGGGGATGCTCTTTACTATGCTTTTATGAATGATGATAGAACAAGCGGAGTTTATAAAGTTTTACTGGATGGTGAATCATACACATACAATAGTAACACTATTCAGTATTACGGATTAAAGCCGGCTTTATGTTTTTGGGTTCTCGCTTTAATTGCTCGTGAGAGCGATATGTATTTAAGTGGTTACGGTGCTATACAGTTTATGGATAATGTACAGCAGCAATTCACAGGATCAAAACAAAAAGAAATAATTGCAGCCGGATATAACGAACAGGCCGAAAAATACGCAAACGACATAAAACAATATTTAAACGAAAAATATACAAATTATCCGCTTTGGGATTTCAAACCTGAATCGAATGAAAGTAGTTTCACAACATTTAAAATTTAAAAATCATGGGTACGTTTTTTAAAAAAATAGGCGGTTGGTTGGCTGGGATGGCTTTGCCTTACGCGATAAGATTAATTAGTAAAAGTCCTGGCAAAATCGGGGTTGCTGTAAAAGAATCCATTGAGGTTTACGACGTAATTAAAGACAAATCAAAAGACGGTGTGATTGATGTTAAAGATTTGAAAGATATTACGCCCGAAGTGATTGAGGCTTTTGTTGCAATATTCGGATTATTTAACAAAAAAGTTGAAATTAAAGTGAAAAAAGAGTAGTTTTGTGTTGATATTTTCATGTGATTATTTTTTTAAAGTTTTGCCCGATAGAGAGATTTATCGGGTTTTTTGTTTGTATATTAATAACAAAGTGTTATATTTGTGTAAACAAAATGATAATGATATGAAAATACTTATATGTTTTGCAGGAATTGGAGGTGAATCCGAGTTATGTGATGATGTAAATAATAATATTACACATATTGAAATCGACCAGAAAATAGCTCAAAAGCTAATTGATCGTAAAAAAAATAGAACAATTATAATAGGAGATGCGGTTGATTATCTACTTAACAACTATTATAAATATGATTTTATTTGGCTTTCTCCAATGTGCCAGGCAAATAGTAGAATGATACGTTCAGGCAAGAACAGGAAACATAGATTACCGGATTTATTACTATATGAATTAAAAATTTGGCTTGATTACAATTATGATGGGTATTACGTAATTGAAAACGTAATACCTTACTACAAACCAGTAATTGAACCAACCGCAAAAATAGGAAGGCATTTGTTTTGGTCAAATTTTGAAATATCAGAAGATTTTAAAATTAAACAACCTAAAGATTTTATAAATAAAACAACCACAAAAGGATCAGAAGAATTAAAAAACTGGCTAGGAATACATTACAAAGGAAATTTATATTATAACGGAAATCACAACCCTGGACAAGTTCTTGCAAATTGTGTTCATCCGCTTTTAGGGTTACATGTATTTAATTGTTATTTAAAAACTTTATAAAAATGAAAATAAACTACAAAACACAACACGAGATCATTCAAAAGATTCACGAGAAAGCAGAGGATTTAGAAGGATTCAAAGAAATTGAGTTCGAGTATGAAAATTACTCTGTTTGGGCTTACGTTGATTGTGGAGAGATCGAGGTTGAACCAGGGGATTACGACACAGAAACGGTTATTAAAAAAGAAATTGAAATTATTGAATTAGATATTGATGAGATTTTATAACGTATGGCGGTATGAAACTAAGCGGTGAACGGTATGCGAATGTATCAACCGCTAAGAACTTAAAGCGAGTAGTGAACTTGCAAATAGCCCTACCCCGCTTTGTTTTATGACCGCTTGTTATACCTAGTTTTTGGCGGTGGGATAAAAACAATTGATTATGACCAAAGAAAAAGATTTTATAAGAGAGTTGACTGCTCTGATGGAGAAATACGAAGTTGAGATGTATATTGAAATTGACCAAGATTATACAGGCGTACAATGTGTTGAACTTAGATTTGATACAAAAGATACTTGTGGCAACTTAGTATTCACTGGGTGGGATAGAAATGTAGATGCTAATATGATACGCGCGGAGGCAAATGAAGCCTAACGGTTTGCATAAGATTAGTTACGTGTTTGATGAACGACTTTTCGCAAACCACTAAAGTTTATTAATAGTAGATAAATTAAATAACCCAACAACGCAGCAATTAATTTTATGCGTTGTTATAAAACGTTTTTGAGCTATTTAATTTTTTTGGTGATATATATCACCTTTCTATTGCATATTAAATAACAAAGTGTTATCTTTATACTATAATAATTAAAACAAAAAAAGATGATACTTACAAAAATTCAAATAATCAATATGCTTTTAAATGGTCTTGAAATGTTTGAAAATCAGGAAATGAAAGCAAAGTTTCAACTTAAAATGCAAATGAAAATGTTGCACATGCCGGAAGTTGATTTTCAGAAATTCGTAAAAAACGATACTAATTGGAATTTAGAGCCAATAAGAAAAAACACATATATTATTAATTAAAACTTTAAGAAAATGATAGTAAAATTTAAACATTCCGTAAAAGAATTAGTGTTCGCATTAATTGACACTAAGTTAAAAAAAATGGTTATTGACAGCGCAATGGCCGAAATAGACAGCGAAAACAAAATAACAGTTCGTTATTGGTGTATTTGTGACGGTGAAAAATTTTGGGTAAACGAGGATAAAATATTTTCTAGTAAAGAATCGTTTTTAAATCAGTTGGAAGATGAAGAGTAATAAACCTGAAAAAAAAGAAATTATCACTATCGCAGAAATAGAAAGCGATAGTGATTTAAGATTAAAAGGTAATCTTAACAAGCTTAATATTATCCTTAATCTTGCTCCACCTTCTAAATTTATAAAGATTCAGGACGGTGTAAAACATGTACCTGTTGATAAAGTAAAATATTTACTTACAAAGATTTTTATTGAATGGTGGCACGAAATTAAACAGGTGCATATAATTGCCAATTCTGTTACTGTTGTTTCCACGTTGCATTATAAAAATCCTGTTTCCGGTGAATGGTGTAAAATGGATGGGATAGGTGCCGCACCTATCAATACAAAAAAAGGAGCTAAAGCAATGGATTGGAATGAGGTTGTTCATGATTCAGTTCATAAGTGTGCCGGTGCTGCGGATTCATTTGCTTTAAAAAATGCAGCAAAAAAATTAGGTCGGATTTTCGGTGCTGAATTAATGGTTGATGATATCATTAATTACACAGCATTAACAGACAATGAAAGGTTTAACAAAATTAAAGAATAGGTATGATAACAAAAGATTTAACAATTGAACAATATCACGAAGAAAATAAACATTACTCAGCTTCGTGTCTTAAACACGCTTTACGTTCATTGAAAGAACTTAAGTTTTATATGGATGATAAACTTGAAGAAAAAAAAGGTTCGCATTTTGATTTTGGTAATGCTTTTGAAACAGCATTAATTGAGGAGAGTGAGTTTTCAAAAAAGGTTTCTGTATTTGATCCATCAAGGAAAATTACTGAATTACTTGAAAAGAAACCAGATTTAAAAGCTCCTACAATGACAAATGAATTTAAGGAATTTAAGGAGTCTTTTTATTCTGATAATGAAGACAAGTATATCATTCAAAAAGAAGGGAAAGAAAGCCTTGATACTATATCAGAAATGATATTATCATGCAAAGATAATGAAACTGTAAAAACTCTTTTAAAAGGAATGGAGAAGCAAGTCTCTATTTTTTGGACTGATGAAAAAACAGGCGTAAAATTAAAGACACGACCGGACGTTTCCAGGACTGATAAAAATATTCTTGTTGATATCAAAACAACTCGTGATGCTTCGCCTCGTGCATTTTCAAAGCAGATAAATGATCTTAATTATTGGATGCAGGCTGTTATGCAAATAGATGGCTGTTTGAGCTCTGGATTTATGGGTACTGTTGATTTTTATTTTTGGATTGCAGTTGAAAAAGAAGCTCCTTACAATGTTGCTATATATGAATTTCATAAAGATGATATTGATCGTAAATTTATTGAATACAGATTACTGCTTGAAGAGATTGCAATTTGTGAAAAAGAAAACAAATGGCCAGGCTATGAATTCGGAGCAAATAACGACATGGGAATATTAACCGCTAAAATTTGGTAAACGAAAATATTAACGATTTAATTTTAATTTGATTATGAAAAACGAAATTACAAAAATTGATCCTAAAGAATTTGGATTACAAGAAACACAAGTATCTACAATTGAAAACGCATTCATGCCAATGATTACTGAGCGCGAAGGATTAAGACAAGTTTACGAGAATATCTTAACAAAGGAGATAACGCCTGAAGTTTGTAATGAAGCGAAAACAGCAAGAAATAAACTTGTTAAAGTAAGAACTGGAATTGCAAATATTCACAAAACACAAAAAGCTTATTTCCTCGCCGCTGGTCGTTTTGTCGATGCTTGGAAAAACAAAGAAACTGAGCCAGTTTTGCAAATGGAAAGCTCTTTGAAAGAAATAGAAGAGTATTACGAAAGAATTGAAGAACAAAGAATCGCCAATCTTCAAATTTCAAGAGCCGACGAACTAAAAAAATACCTTGATGAATCTTCTTTTGTTCCGTCTAATCTCGGCACGATGGATGATCAAATGTGGGGTAATTACCTACTTGGCGCAAAAACAGCGTTTGAACTTAAAAAAGAAGCTGAAAGAAAAGCAGAGCAGGAAGCAATAAGAATCGAAACAGAGAGAGTAACAAGAGAGGAAAGAAAAGAAGTTTTATTACCTTACTGGAATTTTATCCCTGAATGGTGTAAAACTGAACAACTCGGAACCTGTGGTAATGTTATGTTTCAAAGTGTTTTGTCAGCCGCAATGACTGATAAAGAAAAATACGACAAAGAACAACAGAGAATAAAAGAAGAAAACGAAAGGTTAAAAGCTGAACAGGAAGCACGGGAGAAAGCAGATAAAGAACGTATTGAAAAAGAACGCAAAGAACGTGAAGAAATTCAAGCGAAACTAAAAGCTGAACAGGAAGCCAGAGAGAAACTTGAAGCAGAGGCGAAAGCGAGAGAGAAAGCAGAAGCAGAAGCAAAAGAAGCAGAATTAAAAAAAGGCGATTCACAGAAGGTAATAGACCTTATTAATGATCTTGAATTATTAAAATGTAAATATCAATTCAAGTCATTGCGGAATCAGAAAATGTACAATGATGTTGGTTTGCTTCTCGATAAAGTTATTAACCATATTAAAAAGTAAACTATGTACACTCTATTCTTAACATTAACAATTCTGGTCATTATTAGCCAAACGCTTCATACATATTTTGTCTTTATTTCTTTCTCACGACTAGAAGGTAATTTAAGGCTTATACAGGCTATTATTTTCTGTAGTATACTATCAGTATCAATACTTGCATTTGTCTTGATCAGAAAGCCTAATTTAGCCATTCTAGGTGCGATTATAGAAATAATAATTAACATGTATTATTACGCTGAAGATTTTTGGAAAAATGGAATCCGTGCAAAAGTACACAGATGGAAAAGTATAATAACTTTTTGGCGGCGAAATTGGGTTTCAATATTTTTCGGTATATTGATACCGATTTTAATATATGTTTTTTCTGAACAAATGATTGAATTGTCTTCTTAGTTTTTTCATATCTATTTTTGTTAGTTAGTTGTTAGCCCGTCTCTTTTTTGAGACGGGTTTTCTTTGAAAAACAGAATAATTTAACTAAATTGCAATGCCTGATTACAGGTAATTTTTTTCTCTAAACATTTCAAAATTTATGAAAAAATACTTAACAATAGAAGGTTATGCTAATAAAGAAGGAATAACCGAAAGGACGGTTTACAACCGTATAAATTCAGGAAAATTGAAAACAAAAAAGATAAAGTCACTAACTTTAATAGAGATTGAAAATGAGTTATAATAAAGCGTTAATAGGATTCTATGAGAATGCGGCCTCAACTAAGGCAAAGCTTGAATTTTCAATTGATGAATATTTCAAAGGGATAATTTCCGGTCGTTGGCAAGATGAAATTTTCAATTACCGTAATGGAAAAATAAAAAAACATGAAGTTCCGGCTATAACCATATCAGGTACTTTTAACCCGGGTCGTAAAGATTCAGATATTAAGAGTTACACAAACGTAATGATAATTGATATCGATCAAAAGGACAATACAATTAAATTATCTGAAGTAAAAGAATCTTTGCGGGAAATACCTGAGCTTATGGCTTATCACCACTCATTAGGAGGTGAGGGGCTGGCTGTATATTTTCCAATCGTAAAAGCTAAATACAGGGAATCATATGAAGCAATTACACGAATGTTGACGAATGATTACGGAATAATTACGGATTCATCATGTAGTAATATTAGCCGTTTGCGTTTCGTGTCTTATGATCCTGATTTGTATATAAATTATGGTGCTGAAAAATGGAAAACATACATAGAAAAAGAACAATCAATAAATGAATACGATTATAATAGTTTCATTTTCTCGGATAATGATATTGATTATGTTTTAGAGCAGATAAAAGAAAAAGGGTTAAACATTGCGCCTGATTATTACTCATGGGTTAGAATAGGTTTTGCGTTTGCGAATCAATACGGTGAATCGGGTTATAAGTATTTTGAGTTTATATCTTCATTTTATTACGGTAAGCAGAAATTAAGCCCAAGAAAACAATTTGATCAATGTTTAAAATCAGATAGAAATAAATCAGGAATTTCAATTAAAAGCTTTTTCCATTACGCTAAATTATCAGGATGCAACTTAGTTTCACCTAGGACAAAACAAATTGTCGATGTTGGAAAACTAAGAAGAAAACAAGAGTTAACAAATACATCTGGGAAAGTAATAGACGGTAAACAGAGCGCAAAAGAATACTTATCGTTAATTGATGGTATTAACGGTGAAGATGTAGAGCAAATATTAACGCAAGTATGGGCACTTGACAATAAAAGTCTTAAGGAAAACGAAAGCACAATCATTGAAGAAATTGAACTTTTCCTAAAATCAAATTACAAATTAAAATTTAATGACATAACAAAAGTTGTTGAAATTGATGGTGTACCGATTAACGATTATAAATTTAATTCTATGTACTTACAATGTAGTAGGGTTGTTTCTGAAAAAACAAGTAAAGATAAGGTTTACGATTTATTACACTCAGATTTTACGCCAAAGTTAAACCCGATACTTTCATGGTTTGACCAAAATAAAAATACAAATGTACCTGGCGGCAATGTATTGGAATTGACAAATTGTATAAAATCAACCATGGATAAAAAACACGTTCATTATTTTCTTAATAAATGGCTACTTTCTTTAATAGCATCTGCACATGGAACTTACTCAATACTTTGTTTGGTTCTTACGGGGGAAGAACAAGGAACCGGAAAGACAAAGTTTTTTAGAGAATTACTACCGGATGAGCTACAAAGTTTTTACGCTCAATCTAAACTAGACGGAAAAGAAGCAGACGTTGCAAAACTAATGTGTATTAAGTGGATTATATTAGATGATGAATTCGGTGGTAAAAGTAAGCAGGATGAAAAGAAATTTAAGGAACTTATATCTACTGACATATTTAGCGTAAGAAGCCCATACGGTCGTTATATTGAAGATTTAAAAAGGTTAGCTGTATTGTGCGGCACCACTAATGAAGAAGAAATTTTAAACGATATCACCGGAAACAGGCGTATAATCCCGATTCCGGTAAATTCAATCGATCATGAAAGATATAAGCAGATAAATAAAGATCATTTATTTATAGAGCTTTATCAGGAATACATGAAAGATAAAAACTCATTCATGCTCACGAAGGACGATATAAAATTATTGGAAGAAATAACACTACAAAACCAATTTAGGATGCCGGAAATTGAATTATCAAATAAATATTTTGTTATATGCTCACCAACTGACCCAGCAGGAAAATTTTTATCCAGCACAGAAATAAGATCTTTTATTGAAAAGATGTCTGGGATAAGGATTTCACAGCAAAAACTTTCAATAGCATTAAAAAAAGAAGGATTTATTCATGAGGTTAAATGGATAAATGGAAAAGCAAAGAGAGGTTTTTTTGTTAAACCAGCCGAAAAATATGAAGCACATGAAGATATACCTTTTTAACTTACAACCTTACATCTTCATTACAACTATTTTCAGTAAAGTTGTAATGAATGTAAATATATGTATATTAAATAGTTATGACACTACTCTTACAACCTTACAACTACTTTTATTATATAAAGGTTTATTTATATATAAATATAGAAAGTAGTGAAAGCGTATATACTGGGGAGTTTAATAAAAGTTGGTGTAATGGTTGTAAGGTTGTAAGAACGCCGTATAACTAATTGAAATACACAGCCTTACAACTTACAACTAAAAATTATAAAAAAT